ATCGATGAGCGCGTCGTCGACCGTGTCGCCGACCGGGATCCGGACCCGGAGCTTGACCTGGGCCCGCGTGCACAGCGCGTCGACCATGGTGCCTCGCTATGACGCCGGCCGGCGCCCGAGATGCCCGTTGATCGGGCGCCGGCCGGGATGGGGAGGAGAGAGCCGGTCTACGCGCCGGTGGCCTTGCGCGAGCCGCGCCGCGTGCCGACGACGAGATAGGCCCACAGACCGATCCGGACCGCCGACGGCGCCTCGGCGCCCTCGTTGAACTGGAATTGCGCGAGGTTGGACTCGAAGATCGCGAAGTCCGACGCGCGGCCGACGACCGCGACGCCTCCGACGCCGGCCCCGGCGCCCGCGGTGGACGACCACGACTGCGCGACCGGGACGCCCTGGACGCTACCGATGAGCGGGATGCCCGCGCTCGCGTCGAACGCGCCCGACGCGTTGAATGGATTGATCGTCGGCGCGAGCGGCCGCCCCGTCGTGTCGAGCTGGGTGAGCCAGCTATTCGTGAGGGTGGTCGGCAGGAACACCCTCTGCGGCATCATGAACACGTTGCCAATGTGATTGACGACGAGCCCGATGAGCCCCGCGTTCGGCGTGGCCGCCGTCAGGGTCACGCCCGACGCCGTCGATCCGGCCTCGACGGCCGCCCGGACGATCGCCTCGGACGCCTGCATGTACGCCTCGTTGAGGTCGGTCTGCAGCATGACGTCGGTCGACGGATCGGCGCCGTCGAGCACCTGTCGCGAGACCTTCGTCTCGCCGCCGTAGAACACCGGCGTCACGGTCGTCCCGGTCGTCGCGAAGTCCGACGCCGCGGGGTTGCTACCTTCGGCGCCCTGGGCCGCGACGCTCGTCGAGGTCGTCACGACCGGATAGATCCGCGGCCGGCCGTCCTCGAGCGGGAACCGCTGATAGAAGCCGCCCATCGGCCGCTCCTTGAGGATCCGGTTGACGATGAGCCCCGGAAGGTACTCGTTCGGATACGCCCCGGCGATCTCCGAGCTCAGGACGTCGCCGGCGCGGGCGAGCGAGCTCGGCCCATCGAAGCCGTAGGCGCGCTGCATCGACCGATCGATATCCTCGAGCATCGCGAAGTGCCGTTCGACGTGGTCGCGTTGCTCGGCCGTCGCGTCGCCGCGGCTGAGCTTGTACGCGTCGCCGAAGAACGACCGGCCGGATCCGGGGCCGTAGAAGAACTCGGGCCGGCTGGCGTAGGCGCCACCGATCCCGCGCGCGACCTGGGCGCCGGCGCCGCGCTCGGCGGCCGCGCGATCGCGGGTCGACGGCTCGGCGGTGACGACGCCGGCGCGCTCGAGCCCGGTCCGGATGCCTTCGGCGACGGCGCGCTCGACGTCGACCGTCACGCGCGTCCGGTTCGGCCGCGACGTCGAGCCGCCGGTCGGCGTGGCCTCGGCGTCCTCCGCGCCCTCGGTCGCGTCGTCGGCGGCCGCGGCCGCGTTGGCCGCCTCGGCCGCGGCCCTCGAGCCCTGGCAGATATGGGCGACGCCGGCCTGCAGGCGCGCTCCGCAGTGTGGACAGAACATGTTGCCCTCCTCGTGGCCGGCGCGGACCGCCGTGACTGTCGCGCCCGGATAGGCGCCCCGCGGGACGATCGTCACGCGGGAGATATCGATCGCCGTCCGAGCGACGACGCCGTCGGGCCGCGTGTACTGGCCGCGCGGCGTGAACATGACCGACATATCGGTGAGGACGCCCGAACGGGCGAGCTCGAGGAGCTCGTCGCCGGCCGCGGTCTGCGCGACCCGCGCCGCGAAGTGGTAGCCGTCGGCCTGGGCGGATCCGGAGACGCCGCGCCCGACGAGCCGCGAGCCCTGGTGCGTGTTGTATGAGGTTGGCGGGTCGGTCAGGTAGTCGACGAGGACCGACGTCGGGTCGAGCCCGTCGGCGGCGCTCCGCTCGATCGTCTCGCGATACGACGGCCCGACCGGGTCGTCGCGGACGGTGGTCACGACGCCGAACGGGACCGCGATCCCTTCGATGATGCGCTCCGACGCCTCGCCCGCCGCGCGCACCATGACCGGCCCCGACCACGAACGGGTCAGGACCGGCGGGCCGGCCGCGCGGCGGGCGAGGAGCCGCGGCGCGCTCATTCGGTCGCGTACTTGGGCGGGAGCCCGCGCTGGACGCGGGCGACGTCGACCTCGACGTGCGACTGTCGGATCGCCTGGGCCTCGCGTTGCTGCGCGCGCGCCTTGTCGGGATCGTCCGGGAGCTTCCGACCGAGGACGTCCTCGGTCGCGCGGTTGATCGCGACCATCGGCGTACCGGCGAGCTCGGCGAGCTCGTGCGCCGTGTCACCCGCGGCGTCGGCCGCGCTCACCCGCGCGTCGGCCTGCTCCTTCGCGGCCGCGATGACCGGGTCGTCGCCCTTCTTGATCGGTTCGGCCATGGTGGATCTCCTCGAGCTACGCCGGCGGCCCGCCGGGACTGGATACCGTGACCGTCGGAGTCGGCGGCCCGATGTGGCCGTGCGCCTGGGCGGCCATGACCTGAGCGACGGCGGCCGCGGCCGCCTGCGCCGCTGTCCGCGGCGGGAGCCCGAAGCCGCGTGTACGCGCCTCGTCTGTGTCGACGATGCCCGATTGCACGAGCGCCGGCCATGCGATCGCCCGCGACGCGAGGTCGCCCTGCAGGAACCGCGACGCGTCCATCGCCATTCGCCGGCCGGCGAGCGCGTCGCCCGGGAGGATCTCGCTGATCGCGTCCTCGACGGGCCCCGCGTGGCCGCGGAGACACATGCGATAGAGGTCGATCGCGTCATTCTCGACGTTGGAATAGGTCTCACTGTCGCCGGCGGGCGCGTTGAGGATCCGCGTCGGCATCCCGAAATAGCGCCCGACCATCGCGACGTCCTCGCGCCGACTCTCGACGCTCGCCTCGGCGGTCGGATCCGCGCCCCACGGCTTCGCGGTGGTGCCCGACGAGAGGACCGCCGGGTAGTCGGCGCCCATCGACCGGCGCGCGATCCACCGGCGCGCGATCGCGTCGGCCTCCGGGTCGTCCATCTCGGCAGCGGTCTCGATGACCGTCGTGACCGGGCCGCCGGCCTGCCAGTAGCGAGCCGCCGCGATATCGGCCGCGAGGTAGGCGCCGAATTGCGTCCGGGCGAGGTTGATGACGCCGTTGAGCCAATCGGGCACGCCTGGGAACGGCGTCCGACGGATGACCGTCACGTACTGCGCGTCGACGCGCCGGCCGGCCACGACGTAGGCGGTCGGCGGGAGGAGCCCATAGGGGTCGACGTAGCCGATCGGCGCGATCGCCGCCGGCGGGACCGGGAGGAGCGACCACGGCCCGCCCTCGGAGTCGGAGCCGCCGACGTGCAGAAGGTGGCATGTCGAGTAGAGCGCCTCGGTCGCGACCACGCGCCACGTCCATTCGCGCCGACTCATCGTGACCATCGGCCGGCGCACGAGCCGCGACGGCTCGAGGAGCTCGTCGCCCTTCCATTCGGTCCACTGCCAGTCGGCGATGACGTCGGCGATGAGGGTCACGCATCGCCACACCGCGGAGAGGGCGAGGGCCGATCGGCCGTCGAGGTACGGGACGCGGGTCGGGCCGACGGTCGCCGGCGGTGCCGTCGAGGTCGCCGGGGTCGCCGCTGTCCGGGCGAGTCCGAGGATCTCGAGGAGTCCCACGGGCGACACTATAGGAGTTTTGTCAAGCATTCCGCGGAAATCCCGCAGCACCACGGCGGGCGCCGACCCGACCGGATACCCACTTTCGTACCGAACCGGCCGCCCTGACCGAATCTCGGGCGCTCCGAGGCCCTAGACGTGGATGCCGTGCCCGGCCTTGCGCGCCTCCGGCGAGATGACGCCCCACGCCGCCCACGCCGCGGCCCGGAGCCCGTCGACCTCGCCGAGCGAGTCGCGGATCGATAGATACCAGTCGCCGCCCTCGAGCGCCGCCGACGGCCGCGCTACGCGCACCTGCGCCTCGAGCAGCCGGTCGTCCTCGTGGGTCAGCCGGCCGCCGATGAGCTCGGAGCGGAGGAGCGCCGACGCGCCGCGGATCTGCCGCGGGCCGAGCTCGAGGACCGGGATCCGGAGCCGCTCGGCGACGGCCCGGAGATGGGGCGCCGCGGCCGCCGCCCCGCTGTAGGCGATCGCGGTCGGCGACCACGCTCGGGCGAGACGCTCGACGAGGTCGCGGAGGTCGGCCGGCGAGACGCTCGAGGAGTCGGTGCGCGATGAGTCGAGGTCGCCGGCGACGCCGATCCACGTCCCGGCGTCGGTCTCGATCGCGACCGACACGGTCGCCCGGCGCCACGTCGGGACGGCCTCGGCGCCGAGGATGATCCGGCCGATCGACGCGCGCGGCTGCGGCGCGATCGCGCGCGGCCACGTGCCCGGCGGGAGCCACTCGTCGGCGCCCTCCGACCATAGGTTGAGCGTCTCGGCGCGGTACTGGCGCGTCGGCAGGGACCGAATGGAGCCCGCGACCGGGCCGATCCGGATCCGGCCCTCCGCGACCGCGGGGTTCGCTTGGCGGATCGCGCGCGGGTCGTCGGGCGCGAGCTCGTCGTCGGCGGCGTACCACGTCATCCCGAAGCCGTCGGCGGGCTCGAGCCCGTCGATGATCCGGATCCCTCTCTCCCACCATTGACGGAGCAGCACCGACGCGTCGTCGCCGGCGCTCGAGATCGCGAACACGAGCGGTTCGGGTCGAGCCCGGGTCGTCGGCTCGAGGGCCGCCCAGGTGTCGAAATTGCGTTGCGTCCGGATCTCGTCGAACACGGCGAGGTCGACGCTGTAGGTCCGGAGCGCGTCGCGCGCCTCGCGGCTCGCCGTGTGGTACTCCCGGTGCCGGCCGTGCATATCGGACCGGATGCCGAGGTAGCGGGTGAGGGCGAGCCGCGATCGGACGCGGCGCTTGATCGGCTCGAGGTCGGCGAGGACCGCGGTATACGGCACGCGCGCCTGGGCCCGATCGTGGGCGAGACCCATGAGCAGCGACCACTCGGGCATCGCGGCCGCGGTGAGGGCCCAGCCGAGGAGCGATCGCACGGCGCCGGTTTTGCCGTTCTGACGCCCGGCGCTGATGAGGTAGTGGCGGTGCACGAGCCGGCCGTCGTCGCCGAATGCGAGCGCCCGATTCACGGCGCGGCGCTGCCAGCGATCGAACCGGATGCCGAGGTCGGTCCGCGCGAAGTCCTCGACGTCGGGGCCCCACGAGCCGACGACGCCGGGTGGTAGGGGAGTCTGCCACCTGGGCGCCGGCAGCGCCCGGCCCGTCACCCGAAGTCGACGCGCGATCGCCGGCGCGATCGGGCCGCGGGGCCGCCCTCGTCGGGCGCCGGCGGGTCTACCTCCGACCCGAGCGCGGTCGCGATCTTCGCGCCGAGCTCGACGAGCGACCGGCGACGCTCGAGCGACGGGCGCACGGCGCCCGCCTGGGCCGGCAACACGACGTCGAGGAGCCCCGCGGGCGGCGTCGCCGGCGTGAGCTCGACGATGACGGCCTCGAGCTCGTCACGGAGCCGCTCGTGCCACCGGGCGAGGAGCGAGGACGTCGCGGCCGACGGGGCCCCGCGCTTTCGGTGCCGACGGCCGGCGTCCTGGGGCCGATCGGCGTCGGTCACTTGCGTCTCGACGCAAATACCTGATCCGGGCACCATTCCACGCTGGGAAGGGCGTAGCCCTCCCGACCGCGGGCCCCGAAAAAACGGCCGATCATCGATCGACGACGCCGCGCGCGACGACGAGGCGCGAGCTCGGCGCCGCGGCGCGGTGTGCCTCGGCTCGGAGGTTGAGCAGCGCCCATGCGCAGAGCTCGTCGACCTCGAGCGCGCTCACATCGGCGGGCACGAGCAGCACGGCGGGCCGGTTCGTGGATGCGATGAGCACGGGCACTTCCACCATGGGCGGCCACGCCGGCGCGCCGTCCGTCCGGGCGATCGCCTTGTCGATCGGGTCGCTCATCGTTCGCGCGAGCCCTCGACGAGGCCCAGAGTGGGCGAGTCGCACACGTGGGCGGCCTTGGGCGATCGAACGCGAAGCGCGAGCGCGCCCGTCCCGTCGCTGTCACGCGTGAGCCGTGTCTGCAGGCGGGCCTCGATCCACGTCGGGTCGTCGCACTTGGGACACACGAGCTCGACGGTGATGGTGGTCGGCTCGCCGGCGCTGATCGCGCGAGCGACGCCCTCGTCGGGATCCTGAGCCATCCGGTTTACTCCCTCTCTACAGGTGTGGCGATCGTCGCGAGCGGGGGTTGCTCACGAGCCGAGGCCGCGAGGTTGCATCGCTTGTGCTCGGGCCGGAGGTTGGACGGGTCGTCGCTGCCGCCCGCCTTGACCGGCTTGACGTGGCCCAGGGTGAGCCCGTCGGGATCGTTACCGTCGACCGTGAGGTCGATCGCGTATCCACATCGCCAGCATGTCGCGCCGTCGCGCGCGAGGACCGCGGCCCGCGTGTGTCGGAGTCGGTAGCCGCCCCGATGCAAGATCGACGCGCTCACTGGACGCGCACCGACGGCACGGCCCATCCGCCCAATTGACGAGCCGACACGACGCGCATACCCACGGCCTCACCGAGCCGCCTTGATGAGCGTCGCCCCATCGGCCGCGAGCGAGCGACGCGCGACCACGATCTCCGGATGGTCGAACACCGGCGCGCCGAGCGCGGCGATGATATCGGCCGCCACGAGCGGATGGGACATGGCGACCGTGAGGCCGAGCTCGAGCCCGACGACCGCGCCCGCCTGGGCGCCGCGCGTCGTCGCGACTTGGCCGGCCATCGCTTGGATCTCGTCGCCGAGCAGGATCGCCCACCGGACGATGGCGCGCTCGAGCGCGTTCTCTGGGGCGCTAGCCGCCATGATGGGCGGTCCCGGTCACGCGCCAGCCGGCGCGCGTGCACGTCGCGACGGGCTGCGCCGGGAGGATCCGCGGGAGAGCTTCGCCCCGGCATCGGCCGGAATGCATCGGGCCTTGCCCGCCGAAGCCTGGGAGGATGAGCACGGCGACGAGCGCCGCGCCGAGTAGGTGTCTCACGTCGTCACGCCTTCCATTGTCTGAGGAGGTCGCCGCCGCCGCCGGCCGCGAACATCGCGCGGAATGTTGCCGCGGCCGCCGGTGGGGGTCCGACCGGCGGCCGCGTAGCCGGGGCGCCTAGCGCGGCAGGCGCAGCACGGCGTAGGTGGTCAGCGACGCGCCGAGCTCGAGCTCGAGCGACGCCGAGGAGCCGGGCCCATGCCCGGCGATGCCTGGGACCGTCGAGCCCGGCGCCGTCGTGCTCGATCGCGGTCCGCCAGTACCAGCGGCCGCCGAGCGTCCCGCCGCGATCGTTGCGGATCCCGAACAGGCCGAGGACGCGGAGCCGGGCGGTGATCCGGTACGCCTCCGACCTCTCGAGGTTGAGCGAGCGGGCGAGCTCGGCGGTCCGGATCGCGACGCGGCCCGGACGGGTCCGGTCGACGAGGTACAGCGCGACGCGATGCTCGGTCGGGCCGAGGAGCACGACGCCGCGACGGCCGCGCCATGCGTGGGCGCCCGTCACCGCGCGCCGAGCGCGTGCCACGCGGTCGACCACACGAGCCACAGTCCGGCGTCGATCGCGAGCCCGACGAGGATGACGGCGATCCACGCGACGACGCGCTCGGCCCGATCCCGCCGGGCGCGTCGTCGCTGATAGTCGGATAGCCGGGTCATCGGTTGCCGTCGAGCGCGCGGGCCTCGCCTTCGGGCATCGGGTCGGCGGCGTGGCCGCGAATGCCGAGCGCGCAGTGGCGCCACGTTTCCTTGAGCGGCCACCATCGGATGAGCGTCGCGCAGTGCCGGCAGAGCGCCGTCCGTCCCGGGTCGACCGGCGCTCGAGGAGCTATCCCGGTCGTCGCCGGCCAGACGTATTCGATGAGTGGTGCAGGGTCGGCGCCCTGGGCGATCGCCGCGAGCTCGTGGTCGATGACCGACGCGGCTCGGTCATCCTCCGGCAATAAGCCGGGTACTGCCGATAAGGTGAGATCTGGATTCAGTGTTTGTTCAGGCATCGAGGACGACCCGGATCCCGAGCGCGCGAGCGGCCCGGATGAGCCACCCGGCCGACGGCAATTGACGACCGCGGCTGTACGAATAGACCGTGTTGAGCGAGTAGTCGGTCTCCCGAGCTAGCCACTCGAGGGTGTGGCCCTGGCGGCGCGCCTCCGCGCGCCAGTCCCAAGCGTCGAGGTCGGTGATTGTCTGTGCGGCCTCCGGGGTTTCCATGCAGATAAGCCTAGTGGTGCTACTCTGCCGGTGTCAATACAGTAGTTTCGGTGAATACCAGCACGAACCGGGCCGGTGGTGCTACGACACCATCATGAATTGGTACAGCGGCCGGACGACGCCGCGACCGTCGGCGGTCAAGCAAGTGGCCGACGTCCTGGGCGTGCCCTACGGCGACCTCCTCGCAGCCTATGAGGGCCGCGAGCCGGTGGCCGTTCCACTCGAGCAAGCGGTCGCCGAGCTCATCGTCGAGATCCGCGCCGCGATGGTCGACGATCGACGCGCCCGCGCCGAGCTCATGCGCGCGATCGCGGCGAGCATGGTCGTCGCGATGGGCCCGGCAGCGGAGCCGCTCGAGGGCGAGCCGGTCACGAACGGGCACGCGCGGTGAGAGTGTCGGTATCCAGTACGTTGCGACGGAATCGATAGACGGACGGGCGACTCTGAGGTCGCCGTCCGTCACCGAATGGTGAGGGCTACCGACACGCTCACGTCGCCTTGACGGGCGGGTCGGGCGCGGTCGGCGGATCCGCGGACAGTCGCGCGGACGTCACCGCGTCGGCCTCGGCCCGGTTGACGTCCTGCCGTGTGCCCGACTCGGCCGCCGTCTCGCGGTTCGCGTGACGAACGCGCGCCTCAAAGCCGCCGTTGAGGGCCTGGGCGATCCCCGACACGGCGTCGGTCGACTTGGCGGCCGCGTCGGCCCGGGCGAGGCCGATGAGTGACACGGTGACGGTGCCGACGAGCCCGAAGAACAGGCCGAGCCGTTGCTGAGCCGCGTCGTTGTCGCCGACGAACAGGATCGCGGCGAGCGCGAACGCGACGATCGCCACGAGCGCCCCGATGATGACGATCCCCGAGCGGCTCACGGCTTGCACCCGAGCGCGGCCTTCGCGGCCGCGATCTGCCGCTCGAGGTCGGCCGTCGTGGCCGCCGGCGTAAATATGACGTCCGACGCGAGGAACACGGCCGCCTCATCGCCCACGAGGTAGCCGGTCTGCCGATCGGCGCCGGCGACGCCGCCCGGGATCGGCTTGAGGAGCTTGATCGGCTGCGCCCACGCCTTCGGGTAGCCGGCCGGGACCGGGTTGAGCGAGCCGTCGGCGAGCCGGAGGTACGCGATCCCTGGGGTCGCCTTCGTGACGAGCGAGCCGGGCGGGCCTGGGAGGATGGTGAAACTCTGCATGGGAACCTCCGGGGCGTGGGATGGGAGCGCCGCGACCCACGCGCGGAGCTCGGCGACGGTGCCGTGATAGCGGTCGAGGTCGAGCGGCGTGCCGCGGTACTGGTGGAACGTCCACGGCCGGCGCGGCGCGATGACGCCGTAGTGAGCGACCCACGTGTAATCCTCGCCGACCGGGTCATAGACAGATTCGCTCATGTACTGGCCGCACGAGCCGGTCAGCCGCCGGACCTCGGCCACGAACGCGCGCGCTTGCTCGTGCGTGGGCGCCTCGTCGCCCTCGCGATCGAGGAACCGGAACCGGACGCCGGCCGAGCGAGCCGCGAAGATCCGCGCTTGATCGATGATCGGCCGCGACCGATATCCGAAGTGGTAGGCGCCGACCTCGAGCCCGGCCCGCTTCGCGTTCGCGACGTGCATCGGGTAGAGCTCGTCGGCATACAGCCCGATCGACGAGCGCGCGATGAGGAACGCGAGACCGGCGAGCGACGGCGTCGTCGACTGGTAGTGCGAGACGTCGATGCCGGTCGCGTAGCTCACAGATAGCTCGACTCATCGAGCCACACGGTGACGACGACCGACCCGGCGGCCTGGGCGGCCGTGTTCTTGATCGCGATCCCGTTCGCGGTGCCGGCCGCGATGATGAGCGGCTTGCTCCGGAGCCGATCGAAGTCCCACATGACGACCGGATTCGTCGCCGGCGTGCTCGCCCCGATGGTCTGCATGAGATAGGGGAAGGACCGCAGAAAGAACGTGCCCGCCTCGGTGCCCTTGACGGTCGGGAGCGATTGCGACGTCGCGCCGGCGGCCGCATCGACGCCGTCGAGCTGGCCCACGGTCGCGCCGCCGCCGCCGGTGCCCGCGGTGGTCAGCCGGTACAGGAGGATATCGCTGAGGGCGGCCGCCGTGACGGCCGCGGCCTGCCAGATCTCGATTCGGCGGATCCGGACCTTGAGACTCGCGCCGGCCATGATCTGCAGGAGGTGCGAGTTGGCGGTCGCGAGGGCGATCGGCCCCGCGGAGATGATGTAGGACGCGAGCGCGTTCTCGCCGATGAGCGCGTATTGATCCTCGACCGTGTTGGCGCCGACGGTCCGCGCCCAGGTGTGGAACTTCTTACCGACGCCCTCGGTGAATTGGGCGAGCGATTCAGCCATCGGAGGGCCTCAGTCCGCACGCGATGATGCATCCCTCGTGGCACGCCTTCGGCTTCGCGTCCGCGTTGAGCCTGGGACACACGAAGTCGAAACCGCGCGACGTGAGGCCGAGCCCACAGTCGGGACAGTGGGTCGGCCCGATATAGCGGCGGCCGGTCGGCCGGCCCTTCGCGTCGGGGTCGATCGCCTCGAACCGGGCGCCCTTGGTGTGCACCTTGTGGGGCCGGAGCTCGATCTCGTCGGTCATGGTCGGCGCCTCCTCGATCGTCATGGCCGGACGGCCGCGGTGAGCCGCCGGATCTGCCGCGACATGGCCGGCCGGCGCACGCCGATCTCGACGGCCCACGTCTCGAGCCCGTCGCGGGTCCACGTCTTTGTGATGGCGGCGACAACGGTATTGACGACGGACAGGCCGAGGTTCGCGTCGGTGATCCGGACCGGCGACGCCGCGCGGATATTCGTCGTCCACGCGAACGACTCGAGTCGCGCCGCGCCGCGTTGCTGGATCCCGGTCCGGGCGAGGTAGGCGCGGCCGGCGACGTCGCGCTGATCGGCCGTCGTGAGGTTCGAGTCGCTCATCGCGGCGATCGGCCCTGGGATGCCGTCGCCGCGGGTGACGAGGCCCGACGCGGCCGGGCTCGCGCCCGTGACGTACACGCCCGCCGGGATCCCGCCGAAGTCCTCGGCCCATTCCGGGACCGCGGCGACGATCGGTCCGGCGTACACGTCGTTGATGGTGAGCTGAGCAAAGTTATTCGGCGCGATCCCGTAGACGTGCAGGATCCCGTCGGCGCTGATGAGCGCGTCCGGCGCCGGCTGCAGGCTGAACGCGGTGGTCAGCGGGTAGCCCACCATCGTATTGAGGATCTTCCGGATCGCGGCCCGGAGACTCTCGCCCGCGAACACGATCGTATCGCTCGTCGTCGTCCCGCCGACTGTGATCGACCCGACGCCGCTGAGCCCGTTCGCGCTACCGTCCTCGCCGCCGAGCCCGATCGCGCCGCGCGTCTGAAACGGCCAGCCGATGCCGGTCGCCGCCGCGACCGCGGCCATGATCGCGGCCTGCACGTCGGTCCCGGCCGGGATGGTGAGGGCCGGGACGATCATCCAGTCGAGCGCGACGTCGATGCCGATCGCCTTGATCGCGATCCGCCGGCCGCCGCCCCACGGCACGTCGGCGTGCGATTGCACGCGGCCGAGGAAGATCGGGCGGTCCCGGACGTGGTCGTGGTAGCGGACCTCTTGGCCCTTGACGATGCCGACCTCGACGCCCGGGTCGTCGATCGTGAAGCTCATCGAGCTCGCGGAGCCTGGGCCGGCCTCGGTGACCGCGATCGTCTCGATCGGGACCGCGTAGCGCGCCGGCGAGGAGCTCGTCGGCTTATAGAGGACGTTGAGCCCGTCGAGGAATAGCCCCTTGACGGGCGCCGGCGGGATGACGTCCTGCAGCGCGAGCGCAAATCCGAACGTCACTGATTCGCTCCGATCGGCGACGCGAGCTGCAGCCGGAAATAGACCTCGCGCTCGACGAGGTCGACGAGGTCGGACGCCGACACACCGACGAGCCGGACGCCGAGCGCCGCCGAGTCGGGCCGCTGTCCGGCCGGCAGGACGTCCGACCCGCCTGGGAGCCGGACGACCTCGGGGCCCTTCTCGCCGACGACCGCGAGCCCGCCGCCGAAATTGAGGACGCCGGACGCGAAGTGGGGGAGGTCGATGTGTGGGAGGTCGATCGTGACGCCGCCGCCGGAGATGTGAAACGGCCCGATATCGAGGTGTAGATTGCGGAACGCGCCGCCGATGATATCGGCGACCCGCCCAGGGAGCGACACGAGCCCGCCGACGATGGTCTGCACGATCGCCAGCCCGAGCCCGCCGATCTTGGCCGGGATCTCGAGCCAAAACGTGACGATCTCGGCGATTGTGGCCGGGATCGCCTTCGTCACGAAGTCCCACGCGAGCCCGAAGCCGCGCCCGATCGTGTCGACGACCGTCCCGAACGCGCTACCGATCGTGCTCGCGATCGTCCCGACGAGCCCGGTCGCGAAGCTGATAACGCGGTTGCGAATGTCCTCGTTGACGATGAGGATCGCGACCGCGGCCACGAGCGCGCCGATGAGGATGAAGGGAAGTGCCGCGATGCCGATCGGGATCGCGGCCGCGACGAGCCCGCCCATCGCCGTACCGATGCCCGCGAGCGCCGGCCCGACGGCCGCGATGATGCCGGATCCCGCGATGCCGGCGAGGATCTTCTCGCCGAACGTGTCGACGAGCCCGCCGGCGAGCGCGCCGCCGGCGGCGAGCGCGGCGCCCTGGGCCGAGCCGCCCGACGCGATCGCGTTGATCCCCTCGCGCGCCGCGTCCGACAGCGCCGGCCCCATCGAACGGAACGCGCCGACGACCTTGCCCGAGAGCTCGGACGCCCTCGAGCCGACCCGGTCGAGCCCGGTCGCGACGTCGTCGATCGCGCCCTCCGCGAGGTTGCGCGCCTGGAACACGAGCGCGAGCACGGCCTCGCGATCGGCGCTCACGGCTCGAACCTCACGACGGGCGGCGCGGTGACCTCGAGGAACGCGACCGCGTCCGCGTAGTCATCGGCCGGCCACGCCCGGACGTCGTCGGGCGTGGTGCCGTAGCGGGCCGCGACGAGATGCACGCCCAAGCGGAACGGAACCGGCCCCGGCTCACGCTCCGCGTACTTGAGGAGGGCGCGCATCATCGGTTTGGGAGCGACTTCAAGCCCTCGCTGATCGCCTCGGCGATCGCGACGAGCCCCCACATCGGGTCGACGTCGGCCATGTGCTCGGCGATCTTCCCGTCCGCGTCCGGGAAATTGTGATCGAGCACGATCTTCTCGAGGGCGCCGAACACGCGCCCGGCGTCGCCCGACTCGAAGTCCTCGACGAGCCGGGCCGGGAAGTCGGCCCGGACCGTGCACGCCCACCCGGGATAGCCCGACGTGCCGTTGAGCGCGACCTTGATCGTCCGCGGCGCCGGCCGGGCGGCCGCCTTGCGCGTCGTCACGGGATCGCCGCGAGGCTACAGACGAGGGTCGGGCTGATCGGCGGATTGACGCCGTCATCCATGAGCCGGGCCTTGATCTTGTAGAGGTTGATGCCGTCGCGCTGGGACGCAATCGGCTTGACGTCCTCATACAGCACGGCGAGGTCGTTCTGTAGCGACGGGAACGAGCCGCCCAGGACGACGGCCGACTGATTCCGCATCCGGACGTAGTCGATCGTGCCCGAAAGCCATTTGTCATAAAACTCGCTGATCGCGAGCGCCGACGATTCGACCGTGAGCTCGAGCGCGCCGCCGATCGAGGTCTCGACGTGTTGGCCGCCCCACATGAAACCGTCCTGATAGTGCTCCCACACGAGCCCCGTCTCGACGGTGAGCTTGTGGTCGACGACGAAGTTAGGGACGACCGACGCGCCTGGGAGCCCCGCGAACGTCGCCGCAAACTTCCACTGCCACAGGCCGCCGACGAGCTTGGGCGAGCTCGCCGGGTCGGCCGGCGACGCCTTCGCGACCTTTTGGGTCCGCTGTCCGAACGCCTCGATAGCGATCTTCTCGACCTCGCCGAGACCGCCCGACAGGGTGAAGCGCGGGAACATGACGTATTGAACGCGGTAGTTTTGCACGTCGTCGCCGACGTCGAACGTGTACGCCTCCGGGAGGTTGAACGTGCCGTAGGCCATGCCCGGCGCCGCCGCCCACGTCTTATCGGCTGCGCCACCGGCGCCGGTCATCGCGCCTTTGAGCTGTGTGAGCGGCAGCACGAGGTCGTCGAACGTCGGTTCGGCGCGGATCTTGAGCCCGACGTTCTCGCCCTGGGACGTGACACGTCGGACGCTCGAGCGCCGGCCGTAGTTTTCGGTCTCGTGGAAGGTGACCATCGGGTCGACGTCGAGGACGCCGGTCGCGTCGCCGAGCCACTTCCGGGTGGGCGCGACCGGCGTCCCGCGGGTCGTCTCGTGTGCGTAGTTGAGATAGGTGAAATCCTGAATGCCCGGCATCACGCCCTCCGCTGTATCGAGTCGACGAGCTCGCCGGTGATCCGGTCGCCGGCCTCGTCGAGATGCCGGCCGGCGCCGGCCTCGGCCTCATCCATCGCGTCGGCGACGAACGGATCCGGGCGCGTGCCGGGATGGTGGACGATCCCCGCGAGGTGACGGAGCCCGCCGGCGGCGTGACTCACGCTCGCGAGGGCCCGCCGGTGGACCGGCTTGATGATGTGCGCGACCGAGCCGCCGATGATGATCGGCGCGATCGGGCCGCCGGCGCGCATCGTCAGCGTGTGGGCGATGCCCTGGCCCTCGACCTCGGCGCGAAGCTGCGCCTCGAGGCGCCCGGATTCGCGGTGCCGACGAGCTCGAGCCCGGGCGGCTCGCTCGGCATCAGCGCCGACCGCGTCAACGGCGCCGGCCATGGCCGGCCCGGGGTCGAGCGCGCGGATCGCGTCACCCGCGCCCGCTACCGATCGCGCGTCAACGTCGAACGTCACGACGCGGCCCACGCTTCCGACGTCGTCGCTTCGATGACGACCTCGACGCCCGAGTATTCGTCGAGCTCGTAGGTCATCGAGCCCATCGACCACTCGACGACGGCGGCGCGCTTGACGACGCCGCCGAGCTCGACGGACGCCTTGAGCCGGTCGACGAGGACCGTCGCCCACTTGCGCAGCCGGACCTCGTCGCGGGCGAGGTCGGTGCCGAGCTCGAGGTACAGCCGGGCCCGGAAGGTGTGCACACCGATACGGGTCTGACCGCCGCCGCCCGAGCCCGCGAACGCGCCCGATTCGGTGAACACGAGGACGGCCGGCAGCGGGCCGAGCGCGTCGGGGAGGTTGGCGGTCGCCTCGCGAATGTCCTGCTCGCCGGCGGGCGCCGGCGGCGTCGCGACGCCCGGGTCGAAGCGATGCGCGATCGCGATCGCGACGGCGTCGAAGTCGGGCATCCCTACGCCATGCCCTTGCCCGGGATCCGGTAGCGCACGAGCGTCCGGTAGGCGGGCGAGTCGACGTCAAAGAACGTCGCCCAGGGGAACACGGCCCGGGCGCCGGCGCCGACCGTCGCGCTCGCCGGCTTGCCGCGCGCCGTGTAGGCCGCGACGACGGCGTCGGCCGCGACCGTCGCGATCGCCGGCGGCGTGGCCGCGAAGTCGAAATTGCCGACGATGATGGCGCCGTTGATCCTGGGCGCGGTGAATCGGACGGTCGTCCCGCGGATGAGGATCCGGTTCGGCGGCCAGCCCGGCCGAAGATCCATCGGCGAGGGCCGGAGGAGGATATCGGCCGCCGCGATCGCGGCGTACACGCCGCCCGTGTCGGGCTGATCGCTATTCGCGATCGAGAGCGACGTGACCGTCCGGATCCCGCGCGGGATCTCGATCTCCGAGCCGGCCGACGTGTCGACGATGTACGTCGCGGCGTCGTCGGGCACGAGCCGCCGGTGCACGAAGCCCTGAATCCAGTCCGACACGTCGTTGATGAGCTCATCGATGAGCGCGTCGTCGACCGTGTCGCCGACCGGGATCCGGACCCGGAGCTTGACCTGGGCCCGCGTGCACAGCGCGTCGACCATGGTGCCTCGCTATGACGCCGGCCGGCGCCCGAGATGCCCG